GACATCACCTTCATTCGCGGATCTCCACCACGGTGATGCGGCCCCATTGCTGCATCTCGAAGGTCTCGACGGTGAGATCGGCGGCATCGGTGTCGAACCGCGCCGGCACGTCGAACTCGAAATCCGCGGTGACGGCGACGCCGGGGTCTGGCGGTGTCGAGAAGGTGATGATCCCTGTCGCGTAATCCACCGAAACCCCGGACGTGGCCTTCACACCGTCGCGATAGACCATGACCGTGCCCTCGACCGGGCGCGTGATCCGGCGTTCGTGCACGGTGCCCCCGCTGTCATAGCGTCGGACCAGTTGAAAGGCGATCTGTTCTCCGTCGCCCGTCCCAAGCAACTGTCCCGCCGCCCGGAAATCGGTCCAGTCCTTGAAGCGAAACCCGTGCGCACGGCCGCGGCGGGCGTAGAAGAAGGCGAGGAATGCGGACACGTCGGCGCGCGAGCGGATGCCCGTGGAGACGTTCCATTCGCCGCGGGAGCCCTGCCACTGTGCCACGCGCTGCTCGCGCCCGCTCTGCGTGGCGGTAATAGCGGTCAGGAACCGCGGCCCGCCGCTGGCGCCATAGGCGATGGTGGCCGGAAACTGCACATCGTGAAAGTCGGTCATCTGTGCTCCTACCTGTTGCGCCGCGCCCGCGCGATGGCGCGGCTCATCTCAGCGGTGATCTGGCCCTGCGAGCGGCGGAAGCTGTCGGCATCGGGCGTGCTGATGCTCATGTTAATGGTGATGCCACCGCCGTGGTCACCGCCAGCACCGCGCTGCGTCTCGGCCACCTCCCTTCGCGACAGCACCCGCTCGCCGCGCTGCAGGATCGCGGGGACCTCGTCGGGCCGAAGGCCCGCAACACCAGAACCGGGGCGGAGACCGGGATAACCGCCACCATGGAAACGCTCAGCCCCGGCGAAGGCCATGGCCGGCACCTGCCGCTGCGGCAGTGCCGAGACACCGATCACTCCGCCCGAATGCGCCACCGCTGCGGTGAGGCTGCCGCCCAAGCTACCTCCAAGCCCGCCCCCGATTCCGCCAAGCGCGCCGCCCAGCCAGTTGGCGAGGGGCCCGAGCACCGCCGAGCGCAGCGCGATGCGGGTGATGTTCTCGAGGATCGAATTGGCCAGATCGCGAAAATCCACCTTGCCCTTCGTGACCAGCGCCAGAAGCGCGTCCTCGGCCCCGCGAAACGCACTGACCAGCGCATCGCCGATCTGGCGGCCGGTTTCCATCGCACTGTCAGCATAGCCCTGAAGGCTTTCTGAGACCGCATCCCAGCCGCGCGCCGCCGTCTCGCCGGCTGCCGCGATCGTGTTGCCGGCCTCCGTGGCGGCGTTGGCCGCACGTCCCGCGGCACCGCTGCTGCCGGAACCGGTGCCGGAGGCCCCATCCGTGCCGCCGGCGATCCCGTCAAAAGCATCGCCGATCCCGGCGACGGAGTCCGCTGACGCATCGGCCGCCTCCGATGTCCGCGCCAGCACCTCGCGGATCGCCGCGACCGACTCCAGCGGCCCGGTCGCCGCGGCGCGCAACGCATCGACCACCCCGCGGAGTGCGTCCTGCGTGGCCCGGGCGTCCGCGGCATAGGCCCCGAGGCCGAGATCGGGGACGCGATACTCCCGCTCGAAGGCTTGCGTGAACGCCTCCGCCGCCCGGCCGCCGGCGTCGCGTGCCGCGCCCGCGAACCGGTTCCCCAAATTGCCGAGGCTGACATCCTCGAGCGCGCCGATGCGCAGCCCGCTGTCGCCCACGGCCCATGCCGGCAATGCGGCGAGCACCGTGTTGATCCCGGCGATGAAGCGGTTCACCCGCCCGATCACCGAATTGAGCATCCGCTCCACGCCGCGCACCATGGCATTGGCCGCCCCGGTCACGACCTCGCCCAGCACGGCCGGCAGATCGGACCAGATCGCGCTTGTTGCTGCGAACGCCCCGCGCCACGTGTTGACGATCAGCGATGCGCCGCGCGCCACCGCGTCAAGACTGGCCTGCACGCCGTCGGCGACACTGGCGCGGATGCCGGCCCACGCTGCCGCCACCGTCGCCCCGAGCGCCTGTGCGCCGGTGCCCATGCGGTCCCAGACCTCCGCGGCCACGCCGCGCATAAGATCGAGGGCGTCGGAGAAACTCCCGGCAGCAGCGACCAGTCGGCCAAAGCGCAGGATCAGCTCCTGCGCGCCGATCACCAGCGCCACGAAGGGCAGCCGGATCAGCGCCCCGCGCAACAGCGCCAGCGCCGTGGCCAGCCCGCGCACGCTGACAGCTGCAACTGCAAGCCCGGCCACAAAACGCCCGGCCACCAGCCCTGCAACCGCCGCAAGCGTCGCCGCCAGCCGGTCGAGATTGCCCAGCACCATCTCGATGGCGCGGCCCACCGGGCCGCTGCGCTCCGCGAGCGCGGCCATCGCGTCTGCCACGGCCTCCAGCGCCGGGGCCGCGGCGACCGCGAGCTGGTTGGCCAGCCCGCGCCAGATCAGACCCAGCCGCGAGATCGCATCGTTGGTCCGTTCAATCTGTGCGGCATCCTGCGCGGAGACCACGACGCCGAAGGCGCGCACGTCCTTCGTCGCCTGGCGCAGCGTTGTGCTGTCGATCCGGCCCATGGCGATGGAGCCTTCCTCGCCGAAGAGCTGGCCCGCCACGGCCGCACGCTCGGCCGCCGGCACGAACTCCTCGATGGCCGCGTTGATGGCCCCGACACGCTCATCGAGCGGCAGCGCGATCAGATCGGTGGCCGAGAGCCCCAGCCGGTCAAGCGCGTCGGCGGCGGGGCCGGTCCCGGCCGCGGCCTGGCTGAGACGGCGCGTGAGATCCTTGGTCGCCTGTTCGATGCCCGACATCGACACGCCCGCCAGTTCGCCCGCGCGCTCCAGCGTCTGGATCGAGGCCACCGTCGTGCCCAGCGACTGCGCCAGCTTGGCCTGGCTGTCCACGACCTGCAGCCCGCTGCGGATCATCGCCGTGGCCGCTGTGCCCACAGCCGCAGCCCCCGCCGCGGCCGCAATGCGCAGCCGGCGAAAGAACCGGTCGGCACGCGCATTGGCCGCGTCCATCTCCGAGCCCAGACGCTGGAAGGCGGTGGCGCCGTCCGTGCCGATCCCCTTGAGTTCCGCGCGCACCTGCCGGCCGCCCTCGGCGGCCAGCCGCACCGTCACCTGTTTGGACGCGCTGGTCATTGGGACTCCGATCCCTGTTTCTCTGCTTTTATGGCGTGTCGTTTTACTGCGGGCGCTGCGCCCGGATCTGCGCGTTGATCGCGCGCACCATCGCCGCCTCGATCACCGGCAGAAGCTCCACCGCGGCCCTCGGGTCGAGCCCGCCGGCCGTGGCCATGGCCAGCACCGCGCCCATGTCCCAGCCGAGCACCGCGCCGTCCGAAACACGCAGCTGGCCCATGGCCTCACGCGCCAGATCCCAGGCCAGCGCGCCCTCGCGCGTCAGCGGCGCGTTTTGCCGCGCCGGGCAGGCTTCACAGACTTGCGGGCAGATGTGCGGGCAGTTGTTGCAGTATTGCGCGCCCCCGCCGAAGTGCCACTCGGCGAGGGCGCTGAGGCGTTTTTTTCCTGCTCCAGATGCAGGCCCGGGGCCACGTAGCGCAGCTGGAACGCCTCGAAGATCGGCACGATCTCCAGAAGCGCGTCGAGCCCTTCCGGCGAAAGCGCGGCCGGCGCGTCGTCGGCATCGTGCACGCCGGTCCAGTCATCGACGGCGACCCGCGCCAGCGCCTTGGCCAGCGCGATGCCGCGCCGGTTGGCGCTGGCCTCTTCCGGCAGATCCGCGAGGATCGGCTCCTCGCGGGCCCGGTTCATCAGCGAGGTGGTGATGGGTGCCACGCGCAGCTGCACGCCGTGGCCGAGATCGAGCCAGTCGGGGGACGCGTTGAGGTCGAGACGGATCATCAGGGGTCTCCATGGGTTGGCACATCGTTGAGAAGCGCGACCTCCAGCATCACGCCGGTCGCATCTGCGGCGGCGCGCCAGTCGAAACTCGCCTCGACCCCGGCCGGGCCGGTGATCGAATACTTCGGCTTGGGCAGGTAGACCCGCGGCAGGGTGAAGCTGAGCGCGTAGCCTTCGGCCATCGCGAAGCCGTAGGCCAGCGCCACCGGATCGCCGCTGGCGGCCTCGGGCATCAGCGTCTCGCCGTCGAAGCGCACGGTCAGAGAGCCCTCGCAGGTGGCGAGGGTGGGATCCGCGCCATCGATCCTGCCATCCTCGCGAATGGACCGCACCCGCTCGATGCCGTTGGAGAAGGTCAGCGATCCGGCCGTGACGCCCGCCAGCGGCGCGCCGGCCCGCACAATGCGCCCGCGCCCCTGGCTGAAGCGGCGCAGCGCAAAGGCGGCAGGGTTTGCGTCCAGCGTCGCACTCGCGGTCTCTTCGCCCTGCGCCACGACCGAGACGGTGGCGTTGGCCGGCCCTTCCTGGCCCATCTGAAACGACAGCTCCTCCAGCACCGCCCCCGCATGGCGAAAGAAGATCGGGGTGGTCAGCTTCGGGTGCCCGATCTCGATCAGGAAAGACGGGATGCTGTCGGCCCCGCTGCGCCAGACATGGCGGTATCCGCCGCCGGTGAGGGTGGGGGCAGAGCGCTGTGCAACTGAGGCGTCCACCGTAAAGGCGTTACCGTCCGGGCCAGTGGTGTCATGTGTGATCACCAGCGCCGTGTCGTTTTCCACCGAGTAAGAGGCGACGGAGATGGCGGGATCGCTGGCGGCGTTGAGGTCCGCGGCCAGTGAGACGAGCGTATCGGCGAGGCTCGCGCCGATCTCAGTCTCGTCGCCGGCCGCAACCCCGGCAACAAAGGTCCAGCTCACCCCGTTCAGCGTGAGCGTGTCGCCTGGCGCGGGATTGTCCGCGAAGGTGATCCGTCCTGTCGCGGCCTGCGGCGTGGTCTCGGGATCGCCGAACAGCGCCGTCATCCACCAGCCGGTGCCCTGCAGATCGAACGGGATCTCCAGCTGGCCCTCATCGGTGACCAGCCCGCGATACGGGTCCTGCGCATTGCGCCCGCGCCCCAGAAGCGGGTCGTCGCCAAGCGGGATGCTCGCCGACAGATCCGCGGTCTTGAAGTCGAGCGCCCGCACCGTGCCTGTGGTGGCCCCGCCATACTGCGTCTCGCGCACGGCCCTGAGTGTGGCATCGGCGCCATAGGCGCGTTGCTTGCCCATGCTGGTCCTCCCTGTGATGTGCAATGTGATGTCTCGAGATACGAGCCCGTCGGGCGCGCTCACCCGCTCAGCGGATCGCTGACCTGGTATTCCAGCGTCACCGCCAGTGCCGCGGCCAGAAACGGTGCGCCGCCCTCCACCGGGACGGGCTGCAGCTCGGGCGCCGCCGCCGTCATCAGCTCGACCCGCCCGCCAAGGCTGTCATCATGCGCCAGCGCGGCCCCGATGCGGGCAATGAGCGCATCAAGCGCCACTTCAGCCGCGCCCGGTGGCATGAACGCCTCGATCTCCACGCGGTGCCGGTAAAATGCCCGCCACGGGCTCAGCGTCACATCCGGCTCGCCCGGGTTGCCATCGCGCAGGATCACCAGTCCCTCGGCCGGCACCCGCTCGGGAAGCGTCGCGTTGCGCCTGACCTCCGCCCCCGCCTGCGCGGCCAGCTGCGCCGTCAGCGTAGCAAGGATCGTCTCGCGGGTCGTGGGCATTGGAAGGCTCCGGTGCGTAGGTGGATGAAGGTCGCGGCTGTGAATGATCCAGCACCAGTCACTCCGGTTCCGAGCGAGCCGCGCCGACGCTTGAGGTGAAAGTGTCGAAAGCGGCGTCTCGGGCGGGGCCCCGGACAACCGCCTCTATCCCGGCGAGGGGCCGGTAGTGGCAGGTGTTCGGCGAAAGCGTACCTTCGGGCTTGCCCGGCTCGCCGTCGCGCAGGATCGGCAGGCCAGCGTCCGGTACGCGCTCTGGCAGTACCTCACCGCGCAGGGCGGTGGCATGCAGCGCCGAGAGCCGCGCGTGCAGCGCAGTGGGGATGGTTTCGCGTCGCTTGGGCATGGGGTAGACTTCAACCCCGAAGTCATGGGAGCTGTATTAGCATGTCAAGAATCAGACTATCGACGCCGCTTCCGCCCAAGCTCACTGAGTGGCTGAACGGTGTGTATCCTGCATGGCTGCAACTGCCTGAGGAGTCATTTCACGCGCTGGTGCCCTTCAACGCACCTCAATCGCCGTTGCGCCTCGACTATCCGGAAAACGCCGCGGATCTTGCAGCATCAAGCATTTTCTCCAATCTGCGCTTGTTTTTGACCCTGATCGGCGAAGGACGGGTCGCTTTGCTGCCGGACGGCACGATGACCTCCGACAGTCTCGACCTGCTTCTGGAGACAACAGATTGGCCGAATTATGACATTGACCTGACCCGGAATCTCGAGCGCCCGCTTGACCAGGAAAGCATCGGTCCTCTGGATTTCCTCATCGCACTCGCGATTGAAGGCCGTTTGATCAGGATCGAAGAAGGAAGGATCAAGGTCACTGATGACTGACGCCGCTTGCGCGAAAATGTGATCGACGCGTCGATTGTTCAAGCCGTGTTCGAAGCAGCCTTCGCGAGGGTCAACCCGAGAACACTGACCAAATTGGCGCATCCATGGGTTCAGGAGCAGGCCGGGATTATCTTCTGGGGCCTGTCAATCACAGCCGATAAACCCAGAGCGGTATCGGAATTGACGCGTTACTGCTTTGTGCCGCCCGAAAAGTTCCTGAGCCAGTGGTTTAAGGTGCTCGATGTCTACATGCGAGCGGTCTACCTGACGCCAATGACGTGGTTCGGGCTCATGAGAACGACGTCGCCACAGGGGGACAAGACGGACGTCCACGAACGTTTTTATCAGAAGGCACCAATTTTTGACCAGTTCATGCATTTTGGAATCGAACGTGCTCATCCGGCGGAGCGTCCGAATTGACCGTCGGCAACAGCGCAGAACAGCGTCAGAAAGAGCATTATAGGTGCCCCTCCACCCAGTTCGCCACGATCAGCCCCGGCACGCTGTCATGTGCCCGCTCCGTGTCCCTGTCGAGATCCAGCCGTTTCGGCAGCTTGACCTGCGGGACCAGCAGGAAGATCGGCACGGTGGTCAGGCCGCGGCCGGTTTTCGATCGCGATGCCACCGCACGCCCGCCCTTGTTCAGCCGCCCCTCGGCGACCAGAAGGCTTGGGCCGGAGCGGCGGTAGATGAAGCGCAGGCGCAGACCCGTGCGGCGTTCCCATTCGACCGGACTGATCCGGCCGCCGCGGCGAGACTTGCCGGCAGCTGCCGTCGGGATCGTCAGCCAGAACCCGTTGCGCGAGCGGATCAGCGGCCCGGTATCGTGGGCGCTGACGATGTCGGGCGCTTTCGACCAGACGAGGGCTGCGGCGTTCAGGCTTGGCTGACCTTTCGGGTATTGCTCGGACCGGATCGTGCGGGCCAGCCGCGTGCCCAGTCCCGCGCCGGTGATCTGGCTCCGCCAGGCGGTCTTGAGGCTGGTCCCGGCCTCGCGCGTGGCCGCCGTGACGGCCTTTTCGCCGGCCTTGATCTCGGCGGCCATCATGGCGGCCAGATCTGGGGTGATGTCGAGTTTCAGCTTCATTGGGATCACGCAGGCCTGAGATCAATGGTCCAGACGAGCCGCTCGCGGTCACGAACGGGCTCGCCCTGAATGAGAAACGCCTCGCCATCCATCTCGAGACGGTCGCCGGGGCGCGGGCCCGGCACCTCGGCCACGCGCAGATCGATGCGCGTGGTCTCCGACCAGAGGCGCGCATCGCCGAAGTTGGAGACATCATCCGCGCGGCGAGTGACCACGCGGACGAGCCGGGGCGCACCCACATCCGAGATATAGACAGCATCGCGGGCGATGTTGGGATCTCCAAAGAGCGTGTCCATGGCAATGGCGAAGATTGACATGGCCTTCCTCGTCAGTTCGAGCTGTGCAGTCGGATCGCCAGCCGCGGGCGCTTGTTGACCGGAAGGATCGATCCTTCTGTCATCAGGTCGATCCAGCGGCCCTTGGCGTCGATCATCTGCCGGGCATAGAGCGGCAGGCCGACGGTGTTGGCCGTCTCCAGCAGGTTCGCCGGCCCGCCATAGGTGGTGAAGGTCTCAAACGTGCCGAGCGGGAAGGCGATGCCCTCGCCTGCGGGGATCAGGCGTTCCGAGGTGCCGTTCGAGAGCGTGACGGAGCCGTTATATTCCTCGAAGAGGATACCCGCGAAGGGAAAGGCGCGGCGCATGTCCTCGCGCAGGGGCTGGCCGCCGGTGGCCGAGTAGAACTTGTAGGCGTCCTCGGTCTTGGGGTGGCTGATCAGCTTGTCGAAGAACTCCGAGCTGACCAGCGCATGCGCGGTGGTCATGGTCTCGCCCAGCAGGTTGTCCTCGATGGCGCGCAACGACGTGCGCACCTTGCCCTGGATATTTGTGCCGGCCGTGCCGAAGACGAAATCGACGGAGATCTGGGTGAGCCCGAACTCGGTGAAGTAGTCGTAGAGCGTGGTCCCCGCGCCATCCTTCACGATGCCGCGCAACGCGTTCATCTCCATGTATTCGCGGGTCTGGGCATGCTTGCGCCGCATCAGCGTGAGCTTGCGGTTCATCACCTCGACCAGCGGATCGGCGGCGTCCGAGACGCCAAGCGCCGGCATGCCCTGGATGTCCGAGGGCAGGATCACATCGTCATGCGGGATCCATGGCAGCGCGAAGCTGCGCATGGAGCGCTGCTCGCGATTGCCGACGGTGGCGGGTGCACCGAGCGGCACCGAGGGCAGCAGGCTGAGGACGCCCTCACGTTGCTCGATCACGATGGAGCGTTGCGTGACACCCTCGAAGCGAAACAGGCCGATCTGGCCGAGGCGGGTGTAGAGATTGGGCAGGATGTTGATGGCCTGCGTCATCTCGGCGAGCGAATAGCCGCCCGCGTCGAACGGGTTGCGGGTGAGGGTCATGGGGATCTCCGGGGAAAGTGGGGCGGGAAACAGGGAAGAAGCGTGAGGCGGCGCTTGCGGCCCGATCAGGCTGTATCGCGTGCGATGATCCCGAGGGCTGCCAGCTGGCTGATCTTGGTGGTGATCTTGGCCGCGTCGTCGACGGTGCCGTCGTAAGCCAGCGCCGCGCGCGACACGATGGCGGGCCCGCGCATCAGCACCACGCCGACGGCATCGCCGGGCGTGGCATCGACCGCATGGAGCAGCACGGCCCCGGCGGTCTGTGCACCGTCCGTGCCGCCGGAGGTGGCGAGCTTGTACTTGCCGCTGGCGGTGATGCGGCCCAGAACCGACCCGACGGGATAGGCGGTGCCGGCGAGCAGCGGGACGGTCTCGCGGGTGTAGTTCGGGTTGACCTCGTATTTGAGGACATCGCCCATCGTGGGCGGTTGGGTCAGAACGGGCATGGCGGAGATCCTGTATCAGGGGGACAAAAGACATCCCCTGCCGGAGTGGTGTGGCGGGGGATCGGTCGGGCATTGGTTTGTCGGGAGGTAGGTCCAGGCGCAGCTTGGGCGTCAGGTGCGTTTGCCCGCGGCTGCGTCCCGCTTTGCCGCCGCGATGAGCGGGCTTTCCGTCGCCTGTGGCAGGACCGGTGAGGGCGGTGCCGCCACGATATCGCGGGCATCTGCAGCGGCGCTGGCGCGTTGGAGCACGAGGCTGCGCAGGGCCTCGGGGGTTGTCCCTTC